TGGGTGCTCTTGTAGAAACAGGAAGAAACATTTTAGAGGGTAGGCAAGATCTTGCTTCTAAAGAAACTGCTCAAACTATTATGGGAGCTGCAGCTGTAGGAGTAAGAGGTGAGGTTGGAAGGTTGGGTGGTGAAACTTTACGTGCTAATATTGATAAAGTTACTGGCGCTGTACCTAATCCACACTTAGCAGCTATTTTTCAAGATATAGGATTGAGAGAACATTCATTCACTTTTAGATTTTCACCAAAGAATTCAAAAGAAAGTCAAATATTAAAAACTTTAATTTTCAATATTAAAAAGAGAATATTACCAGGTACAGCTGGAGGAGATGCAGCACCTTTGTTTACATTTCCTGATGTTGTAGACATAACATTTGGTCCTAGTGAAGATATTCCATATATGTTTGAAAGATGTGTTGTTACTTCTTTCGGTGTTAATTATTCACCAAACGGTACTCCTTCTTTTTTCAAAGACGGTAGTCCAACAGATATTGAAATGAATATTTCATTTAAAGAAATCAGAGTTATTACTCGGGATAATCTTGCAAAACAACAACAATCTGATTTCTTGAATACTCAAAAACAATATAGCCAAACCTTTAATGCGATTTAACCATGCCAGGATATTTTAACTTTTTTCCTTCAACAAGCTATGCTAATAACATTGTTACAAATGTTATAGCTAAGGTTAAATTTGATCAAAGTGTTCAGGAAAATCTTGCTATATTTTATCCATACACTATACAACAGGGTGAAAGAGCTGATCATATAGCAGCAAGAGTTTATGATGATCCTACTCTAGATTGGATCATCTACTTATCGAATGATATTACAGATCCATATTATGATTGGCCTTTGTCTCAAGAACAATTCAATCAATACATCATTGCAAAGTATGGTTCTATTCCTAAAGCTGAAGAGATTGCTTTTTATAGAAATAATCACGCTTCTGATGATACATTATTGTCACCTTCTAGCTATAACTCACTTTCTACATCTGTAAAAAAGTATTACAGTCCTATAATTGGGTTTAATGATCAAGTAGTTTCTTATCAAAGAAAGCCTCTTGATACTGTACTTGACACAAATGTTATTGTTTCTCTTACAGTAAATTCTATTAATGGATTTCAAGTAGGTGAAAAAATAACTCAGAACTCTAATAGTGGATACATCACTTTCATTGGAACTGACAATTTAATTATAAACAAAGTAACAGGAAGTTTTGCTAATAGTACTATAACTGGATTAACTTCTAATACTTCCACCTCTGTTACAAATTCAACGACATTGAATCAATCAATTCCTTTGACAGAAGTTTCGTTCTATTCACCAGTAACTTATCTTACATACGAAGAAGAAGTAAACGAATCGAAATATAATATAAGAATATTAGATCGTTCTTATATTGGTAAAGTACAAAAAGACATGAGAGAATTGTTTAGATGAAATCTTACGAAACTGGTGATGTCACAATTCTTGAATTATTACTTAGAAACAAAAATACTCAAGCTGAGATTAATCCTGCAGATCAAGTTGTTTTTATAGACATATACGAAGATTTTAACTCCCCTTCAATTTATGCAGAGATAACATTTGACGATAAAATAGGTCTTTTAAATGATTTTCCTTTAATTGGTGAGGAAGAATTTGAGATTACTTTTCAAACACCTGGATTAGATTATCCAACAACCTATAAATTGAACACATTTGCTGTAAGTGAAGTTCAACAAAACATGAATGGAAAGGGTTATTCTTACATACTCAAATGTGTTTCTAAAGAGCAACTAACTCAAAGCAATATTTTTATTTTCCAAAGTTACAATGAAACCATTGATTCGATAGTAAACAATATTTTTAGCAGATATTTACAAACAGACAAATTATTAGATATTGATCCTTGCAAAGGAACGGAAACTATAGTATTTCCTAAATTGAGTCCTTTTGCAGCTATTGATATGGTTAGAAAAAGAGCTGTAAATCCAAGATATATTTCGTCAGCTTATGTTTTCTTTGAAAATCAAGAGGGGTTTAAATTTAAATCTATTGAACAAATGATGGAAGATGGTAAAGCTAAAATTGGAACAAAGAAATTTTATTACTATTCAACCACGCAAATAAGCAGAGAAACAGAAGCGCTTAGTTTTAGAAGTATCATTGAATATGAAAATATTGGAAGAACAGATTTAACCGACATTATACAAGATGGGGGTATTAAAAACAGAGTCAAAGTGTTTGATATATTTACCAAATCACAAAAAGACACAGAATTTGATCTAACTAAAAAGTTTCAATCGTTAGTTAATATTGACAATAAAAATTCACTTAATATAACAGATAGTGCTATTCAACAATTTGCAAATAAACCAACATTTAACTTCTTTATACCAAAAGATTCAAATAGAAATGAAAATTTTTTAGAAGATATGATGGGAGCTAAGCAAGCTTTTCTTAAACTATTTAATTCTAACTATGTAAGAGTTTATATTCCTGGTGACTCTGCATTGAAGGCTGGTGATGTAGTAGAGCTTAATTTGCCTGAAGCTTCTGGTACAACAGAAGTAAAGTCTGATGATGATATGGTAGGAGGAAATTATATAGTTTCTAGATTAAGACATAACATTACAACTACAGGCAAAGCAAAACATTATATTTCGATGGATTGTAACAAGGTTGGTTTAAGATGAAACAAATAGGTATTGAAGGATTTTTCTGGTGGTTTGGAGTTGTTGAGGATAGAAAGGATCCAGAAAAACTCGGTAGAGTAAAAGTCAGAGTCTACAATTTTCATGGTGATAAGACTGAAACTCCTACAAATGATCTTCAGTGGGCTTTTATTATTATGCAGCCTACTAGCGCAAGTAATCAAAAAGTAGGATTATCTCCAACAGGATTAATGGAAGGATCTACTGTATTTGGTTTTTTTGCAGATGGACAAAATGGTCAAATGCCTATGGTTTTAGGTTCTTTACCAGGAATCCCTGACAAAGATGTTTCAAAACACGATGTTACACCACTAGCCAGAGAAAATAACTCAATAAATAAATCATTAATTGGTCCAGAACCTAATAGTTCTTACGGCAGTTTGTATCCTTTTAATAGAGTATATCAGTCTGAAAGTGGACATGTCATTGAAATAGATGATACCCCTAATAAAGAGAGAATACACATATATCACAAAACTGGAACATACACTGAAATTAATTATGATGGTAGGAAGGTTTCAAAAATAGTAGATGATAACATAGAAGTTGTTCTTAAAAATGACACATTATATGTTCAAGGAAATTCTAATTCTGAAATAAAGGGAAATGTTCACGTAGTTATTGATGGCAATGTAAATGTGAGGGTCAAGGGAAATTACTCTCTTCAAGTTGATGGTGATTTAAAAATAAACGGAAAAACAATTAACTTAAACAATGGAAGTAAAGGCGCTGCTAGAATAGATGATACAGCAGACACCGGTGATTCAGGAAATTCTCCTGGAACAAATCGAATAGAATCAGGATCATCAACAGTGTTTATAGGCGACTAACATGGCTTTGGTAGTAAGAACAACAAAATCAACTCCTAGGTTTGTAAAGCCAGTACTATATTCAGATGTATACACAAATCTTGATACAGAGTTCGTAAAGAAAGATCTGCTTTCATTAGAAAACGAAGAATCAGTTAAAACATCAATTAAAAACATTCTACTTACTGATCGTGGGGAACGATTTTTTAATCCTACTTTCGGTAGCGATATTAGAAGAATGTTGTTTGAGAATTACACACAAGCTACAGAACAAATTATAAGAGATTTAATAAAAACAGCAGTAAAAAATTTTGAACCAAGAGCTGATGTATTAGACGTTAAGGTTTTTGGTAATCCGGATAGCAACAGCATATCTCTTACAATTATTTTTAGCATAATAAATAAATCAGAACCTGTAACACTAGAACTTACTTTAAATAGGGTCAGATAATGGCAAACACCAGTATTGATCTGGTTGGATTAGACTTCAACTCAATCAAAACTAATTTAAAAACCTATCTAAAAAATAACACATCATTTAAAGATGTGGATTTTGATGGATCAAACATTAGCGTTTTGATTGATCTTCTATCATATAACACCTATTTAAATTCATTCTATACAAATATGGTAGCAAGTGAAATGTTTATTGATACTGCTTCTTTGAGAGACAGTGTTGTTTCGCACGCTAAAGCTCTTAATTATACTCCAAGATCTTTTGTTTCATCAAGTGCTAATGTTACTATTACTATATCTCCAACTTCCAGCACTAATAGTGTTGTAGTTCCAAAAGGAACTTCGTTTACTTCAAGAATTGGATCAAATACATTCTCTTTTACTACAAATGAGAATTTGGTATTGACTAATCCAAACAATAATGTGTTTACGTCAAATATTACATTATACGAAGGAAATTACGTAACTGACTCATTTGTTATGAATTATAGTAACACATCACAGAGATTTGTGATGTCTAATCCTACGATAGATACGAGTAGTTTGTCTGTTACCGTGATTGAAGATAATGGTGATAATAGTATTTCATATACCAAATCGACTAGTTTAGTGGGAATGACATCAGTTTCTAATAATTATTTTGTCGAAGCTGCTGAAAATCAGCAGTATGAAATTAGATTTGGTGACAATGTTTTTGGTAGAAAGCCAAAAGATGGATCTGTCATAGTAGCAGAATATAGAATTAGTAGCGGTGAGTTACCAAACGGTGCATCAGTATTTACAAATGATGGAAGTATTGATGGTCATTCTAACGTTTCATTATCAACTTTGTCTAATGCATCAGGAGGGGCAGTTAATGAAACAATAGAATCAATAAGGTACAATGCACCTAGAGCTTTTCAAACACAGAACAGAGCAGTTACAGCATCAGACTATGAAACTATATTAAAATCTAATTTTTCTGATATTCAAAGCATTTCAGCTTATGGAGGTGAAAGCTTAATTCCCCCACAGTTTGGTAAAGTTTTCATATCAGTAGATGTTGTTAATGCCGATGGTACTCCTGAAAATAGAATAGAAGCTTTTTTAAGTTTTATTAAAGATAAAACTCCACTTTCTATAGATGTTGTGTTTGTAAATCCAGACTTTTTATATGCTGAGGTTGTAAGTGACGTAAAATATAACGTCAATGTAACTTCAAAACTTGAAAATGATATTAAGACTCTTGTGCTTTCTAAAATTAGTTCATACAATCTCAACAATCTCAATGGATTTAAGAAAACACTATTCTACAGTAAATTAATTAGAGAAATAGACTCTGCTGACTCTAGTATTGTTAGTAATAATACCGATATAAGAGCTGTAAAGAAAATCACTCCTTCATTGAATCAAATACAAAGTTACCAGATAGAATTTGGATTTCCTTTAATAAGAGAAACTGGAATAGACTTAAGAACAGAAGAAAAACACTACGGTCACACAATTAGAACATCAGCGTTTACTTTTAATGGGTTTAGAAGTATAATAGTCGATGACACTGCTGGAAATCTCTTTATAGCAAAGTTAACTTCTAACATTATTGATCTAGAAAGAAAAATAGGTACTGTTGATTATAATAATGGAATAATAATTATTGAAAATCTTAATGTTTCAGCTTTTGAAGGATCAGCAATTAAATTCTATGCTGTACCTTTAGATAAAGATTTTTCTAGCACAAAGAATGTAATCCTTTCAATAGCTGATGAAGACATCAGTGTAAAAATCACTCCTGTTAAGATATGAAAGAAATACAGGATTTAATTCATCCTTTAGTACAGTCTCAGTTTCCTGAATTTTATCAGGATGAAGGGCCTTTATTCGTAGAGTTTGTAAAGGCTTACTACAAATGGCTAGAATCAACTAACCAACAACTGTACTATTCAAGAAACCTTTTAGAATATAGAGATGTAGATAAAACTATTGAAAGTTTTATAGTACATTTTAAAGAAACGTTTCTTAAAGATCTTCCTCTTGTAAATGAAAGCAACGAAAGACTTCTTGTAAAACAAGCTCTTAACATTTACCATAATAAAGGTGACGAGCAAGGGATTAGAATAGCCCTGAGAGCTTTGTATAATCAAGATTCATCTGTATATCTTCCTGGTGATGATCTATTTAAGCTTTCTGATGGTAAATGGGTCAAACCAATTTACCTAGAAGTTTCTATCTCTCCTAGAAATGTAACGTTTGTTAATAAAGAAATAATAGGTTCAACTTCTGGTGCAAAAGCTTTTTGTGAGGAAGTGGTAAGAAAAAGAGTAAATGGTAAATATTTTGACGTTTTGTATCTGTCAAATTTAAGGGGTGATTTTTCTTTTAAAGAAAAAGTAGTAGAAGTTTCCAATACAAATATAGTAGATGCACCTACTATTATAGGATCTTTGAATCAACTATCAGTGGTGAATGGCGGTCAAAACTTTGCTATTGGTGATCAGTTTAACGTAGTTTCTAGCAACGGAAAGAATGCTAAAGCTATTGTAACAAGCATAAACAATGAAACAGGAAGAGTCACTTTTCAAATTGTAGATGGTGGTTGGGGATTTTCAAATGCAGCTGCTGTTTATATTTCAGATAAAGTTTTAAGGTTTAACAATTTAACCAACTCTAATTCATCGATTACTGAATTTGAAAGATTTGAAACTGTCACTCAGAATTTAATGAGAGTTGGTTTTACAAGTGCTGTTAATTCAAGCTTTTTCACACCCAATACTGTTATTTTTGCACAAGGTAATTCTACAGTAGCGAATGCAACAGCTGGAATAGTTTCCGTTACATTGGTTTCTAATACTGAAGGAACATTAAGAGTTTCAAATATTTCTGGTAACATTGCTGCCACTAACTCTACAATAAAAGCGAGTTTGGTAGATTTAGTGTTCGATACTTCCTCGAACATTTCACTGTTTGCTAACGGCTCATCGATAGAATCTATTAATTCAACATCTAGTGCTAATGCTTTTGTTATTACATCAACAAGTAGTAATTCTACACACGGATCACTTTTAATAAGACCAATTTCAGGTAATGTTGCTGCTGTAAACACCAGTTTTAGACTTATAGGTAACAATGCTACTATAGGAACTGTTAATACATACGTTTCTAATCTATACTACACAGCAACCGTAGCAAACAATGCAGATATCACAGCCAATGGTATCTTAATAGGTCAAAATTCAACACACATAGGTCTTGATAGTGTTTTAAATACTTTTTATCCAAATACTATTCATTCTTATGTTATTGGATTAAATTCAAATTGTTATGCAAACATAGATTTTGTAAGTAGTGGTTCTGGTGCTGATTTTTCTATTGGTAGTCTTGATAACGAAGAAACTGTACTTTTAAATCCTGATTTGCTATCTTCAAATAATACAGGAAACGTTCCTTTTTTAGGCATTAATTTGGATTTAAGTCCTGATAATGCTAATGCTTCTGGTGGTTATGGTTTTGTAAAGTTTCCTGGTGCTGATGTTAATACCACTTTACTTGACGCATTAAGATTTACTAACTTCACGATTGGTGAAATTTCAACACTTAAATCTATTAATCCTGGTTCTAGTTACAATATAAATCCTTTTGTTTTAGTGTATGAACCGGATGTTGCTGGTTACCAGAGAAAAGATTTTATTATTAATATTAGTAGTGCAAGCAAGAGTTTTTCAGTTGGAGAAAGAATAGAACAATCTTCTAATCAATCAGCAGTTATTTTGACAGTTAATACTTTCTCAGGAACAGCTGCGAATGGATCTTCAACTACAAATTTTGAAATTGGTGAATTCGTATATCAAAGTAATGGTACAGCTAATATAGCTTCAGGTTATGTTTATACTACTGCTTTGTCTGGGGGAGCAGGTGACGTTAAACTAAGAGATGTTAGTGGAACATTTGAAATTACCCCAACAAACGGATACTTGTTAAACACATTGACAACTGGGGCTACAGCTAATATATCCGCCACAAATACATCAACTACAATAGCAACAACTTCTTATGGGGAAATAAAAACGGGGTCTAACACAAGTGTTCTTAAAGTAAAAAGAACAAGTTTTGGGTCTTCATTTGGTGTTGGTAATACTATTGTAGGCATCACTTCTGGAGCTAATGCAGTAATTGATGTAATCACAGAAGACATTAACAGTCTTGCAATTGGTGAAAATGCTGATATATCAGCAAACGTTCAAATTGCTAATGCTGTTGTGTCAGGATTAAATGTTATTGATTCTGGCTATGGTTATCTTGATGGTGAAAATGTAACATTAGAAAAAGATGGATCAATCTACATTGTAACAGCTCAAACTAACCTTGTGAAACAAGGAACTGGTGAAGGATATTACAGAAATAGTGGTGGGTTTATTTCTGATGATAAAAAACTTATTGATAGTAATTACTATCAAGAATATAGTTATGAAGTAAGATCTAAAGTACCCTTTTCAAAGTATTCTGAAATTTTAAACAAATTGGTTCATGTAGCTGGGACAAGAATGTTTGGCAAAGTAATTGTGAATTCATTTGCCAACAGTCAAATAACTTCTAAGAACACTTCTACAAGATTTGTCAATTTAGACACTTTGAATGGATTGGTTGGATCGTCATTTACTAATTCGGAATTCGTAGTGTTTTCAAATAGCAATTCAAATACAACTATATCATATGTAACACCAAATAACATTTCATTGGGAATATCTAACACTTCAAATGTAATTGTGATTGAAGTACCTGATAGCAATAATCAATTTGTAGTAGGCAGACCTGTTTACATGCCAAATTCAATCAGTTACGTTGCAAGTGGTAATGTTGTTGCTAAGAATTCAAACACTACTGCAAATGTCACTATACTTTATGTAACTAATGTATCAGGAACATTTACTTCATCAAATACAATTTCTGGACATACATCATCAAACACATCTAATACCACAACATCTACAACAACACTCTCTCATGTGGTTGATGTTTTTGGTTATGGAAATGTTCATTCTCCTACTATTTCAATCATCACAGTCCCTGTTTCTAATACGTTAACTTCTACGTTAACAGGTACTGTGAGTATATCAAGCAATTCGGTAAATGTGGTAGGAACAAGTACATCGTTCACAACTAATTTTGCCAATAATGGATGGATACAATTTGTAAGTGGAGCTTCTACTGATTTAAAACAAATAAAAACTGTTACTAATACCACGCATATGATTTTAAGATCATATCCTTCCTTATCAAATACAGCTGCCACATTTAAAAAATCTATACCTTTTGTTAGTAACACTACTGTCAAGTTATCTAACTTTTCATCTAATGTTGCTAGTGGTAATCTGTACTCAATCGAAGCAAACTCAACATTCTACTCTTTCTACTTAAATAACGTTTTTGGTACATTTAAAAATGCTAATACTGTAGAAGGATACATTAACTCAACTACTACAAACACATACTCTTTGTCAACAGCAATAAATACTATTGTTGTTGCAAACACGGAGAATGATATTCCAATCAACTCTACTATTACTGGTTTATCATCAAATGCTTCTGCTAATGTTACATATGTTACAGTTCGGTACGAAAAATAATGGCTGAAAAAACACTACTGACTAACTATTTTAATTTACATAACGCCAAACAGTTTAGAGAGTCTATCTCTGAAACTGCTAACAGCATTTATTATGTGTTTGCTGGCAGATCAACTCCTTATTCGACAGGCGACGATAATGTGCCGTCTATTGAAAATACCAACTTCAATGTAAACATCGATCCTTACAAACAGATTGTGTTTGGAAAGAAAGTAGCCAATACCGATGTTAAAATTATGGTTCCAAGATATAATTGGGTTTCAAATACTGTATATGTACCTTATAGAAGTAATACAAATTTAGATACAAGTAATTTTTATGCTGTTGTGAATTCAGTTTCAAGTTATTATGTTTTCAAAGTATTAGATAACAACAACGGATCTCCATCAACCATCAAACCAGATTTTAATGAAACTGGTGCAGATGACGAATTTTACAGTACTTCTGATGGGTATGTTTGGAAGTATATGTATACTATTGATAGATCAACATTTGAAAAATTTGCAACAGAAGATTATATTCCTGTAGTACCAAATGCTAATGTAACAGGTAATGCTGTTTCTGGATCTATTGATGTTATTTTAGTAACATTTGCAGGTTCTAGTTACAACACATACCTTTCTAATTCCTTTATTTCAACAGACATCACTGTAGGTGGAAATAATTTACTCTACAATATTGCAAACAATGCTAGCAGTGATGATGATTTTTACAATGGCAGTTTCATCTATATTAAAGATGGTACAGGTTTAGGTCAAATAAGAAAAATATTAAATTATAGTGTATCCGGATTAACAAAAACTATTACCCTTGATACTTCCTTTACTACGACACCCGATATTACATCAGTTTATGAAATCACCCCTTCTGTAAGTATAGTTGGTGATGGTAGTGGAGCTAAAGCTAGAGCTATTGTTAATACCTCTTCTTCAAATACGATATCTAAAATCGATATTATAGAAAGAGGAAGTGGATATACTTTTGCAACCGCATCAGTTATTGGAAATACTAGTGGTATTTCTAACTCTGCCACACTATCCGTAGTTCTAGGTCCTAAAAAAGGACATGGAAGTGATCCAGAATATGAACTTGGTGGTAAGTATCTGGGAATAAGTGTGACATTTGCAAATAATGAATCAGGAACTATACCTACACAAAATGATTTTAGAGCCATAGGATTATTAAAAGATCCATATTTTTCCAATGTTGTATTAACTATTGCTACATCAACCGGGATTTTCACTGATAACGAAACTATTGTTCAAGCCAATTCTAATGCTACTGGTGTTGTAGTAGATACTTCAACTTCAACTATTACAGTTACTAATGTAACAGGTATTTTTATTACCGATAATATAGTAACCGGTTCTACTTCTGGAGCTACTGCTAATGTGGTTAGCTTTACTATTAATGGTGAAACTAAAAACTTTAACACATTTGATAATAGATACAAATACACATTTACTTCAGTATCAGGAACATTTGAAGAAGATGAACAAGTTTATCAATTGGATACAGCAACTGCAAATGCCTACTTCCATTCAAATACATCATCTAACTTATATCTTGTAAATAAACAAGGCACTTTAAATATTTCAAATACAATAACTGGAGTAAATTCTTCAGCAGTAGCCACCTTGAATGCCTCATGGCCTCCCGACATTGTAGAAGGTAGTGGAGAGGTGTTATACATAGAAAACATAGATCCAACTGACAGAGATGAAAATCAGTCAGAAACTATAAAAATAATCTTGAAGTTTTAAGAGGATTACATGGCCTTAGAGACCAATCTAAACGCAACTCCGTACTGGGATGATTTTAACGAGCAGAAAGATTTCTATAGAATTCTTTTTAGGCCAGGTGTTTCTGTTCAGACAAGAGAACTTAATCAACTTCAAACTATTCTTCAAAAACAAATAGAACGTTTTGGAGATCATGTTTTTAAAAGTGGAACTATAGTAAGCGGTTGCAACTTTATCTACAATCCTTTAGCACCATATGTAAAAATAAAAGATTTACAAGAAGATGGACAACCAGTAAACATTTCTTCTTATGTTGGATTATATTTAAAAAATTCAGCTAATTTACAAGCAAAGATATTAAATTTTGAAACAGGATTTGAATCTCAAAATCCTGATCTTAATACACTATATGTAAGTTATATTAATTCTGGAAATACATTTAATATCACATCGTTTTCTAATAATGATTTGCTTGATGTTTTTAACAAAAACGAACAACTTTATAGTGTGTCTGTTGTAAATGGAGGAACAGGGTTTTCAAATTCTGATGTTCTCCATTTTGTTTCTGCTCTTAATGTTAAAGTAAGCAGTGGAACATTTACTAATGGTGAGATTATTACTCAAGCAACAACAGGTGCAAGACTACAAGTTATTGGAATAGCAAACGGTATTAATTCTAATAACAAAATACTTTCTGTCAAACCAATTAATTCAGAACAATTATCAAATACTTCTGCCAATTCAACAACTTGGACGATGTCATCTGGTTATAATGTCACTGGTAATACTTCTAGTGCAGTAGCCAATGTTACTTTCTTGGTTGGTGGTAATGCAAATGGTGTTATATCTACAGATTCTTTAGGTGTTGTACAAACTATCACTCTCTCTTCTGGGGGATCTGGTTATACTACTATTCCTTCAGTTGTAATTAAACCAGCATCTGCTTCTGCAGGTGTGTCTTCGTTAGATTTAGCTGCCGTAAAAAATTACGCTCAGATCAGAGTAGCAAATAACTCCTTTACATCACCAGTTGGATTTGGATACACATTTTCTGTAACTGAAGGTATCATTTATCAGAAAGGTATTTTTTCAAGAGTACTACCACAAACAGCATTGGTTTCAAAATATTCATCAACACCTTCTAATGTTTCAGTTGGATTTACTTCTAACGAATCCATTGTTAAATATACTACTGATTCTTCTTTATATGACAATGCTGCTAACACATACAATGAGACGGCTCCAGGGGCAGACAGATTAAGAATTAGACCTGTTTTATATGTTGTCAATACTGATATTGGTGCTGCTAATTCCGAATTTCTTCCATTAGTCGAATTTGTAGATGGTTTACCTGCAAAAGAAAATAGAAACACTGTTTATAATGAAATAGCAAAAGAGTATGAAAGAAGAACCTTTGAAACAGCAGGTGATTTCGTAATCGACTCTTTCAGAGCCTCTACCAAAGAAATTGTTTCAAACACAACTCATTTCAATGTTATTGTAGATCCTGGTAAGGCCTATATCAGAGGTAAGAGAATAGAAACTCTTACAAATATACCGACACCTATACAAAAAGCTAATACTGTATTTTCTAAATCAAATCAAACTATAACAGCTAATTATGGTAACTATGTAAAAGTAAAAAATTTAGCAGGTTTTTTTGATTTTAAATCTGGAGCTACGGTTACATTATACGATACTGCTAAAAGTTTGCTGACTAACATAACAGTTGGAAGTTCAGCTACTATCACTCCTGCTGGAAACGCTATTGGAACAGCAAGGATGAGATCTCTCGTTTATCAATCTGGTGTAAAGGGAACACCAGAGGCTGTTTATAGGTTATATTTGTTTGATGTAACCATGAACGCTGGTAAGTCATTTAGAGATGTGAGAGCTTTCTATTATGATGGATCTTACGATGGTATTTGTGATGCTGTAACAGAAACAGATGGAACTACAAGTAATACAGTAACATTTTTATATGATACAGAAACACCAGATATTATATTTAAAACTGGTGTTTCTGCAGCTAAATCTATTGCTGACATCTCATATACTTACAGAACATCTACACAAGATCTCACATTGAATGCAAATGGAACTATTGAGATAACAGCACCTGTAAGTTATCAATTTCCATATTCAGGCTCACTTTCATTATCACCAACACAAAAACAAGATTTTATTGTAGCTCCTGTTGCTAATGTATCAGTTTCTAATGCAGCTGGATCAGTAGCAGGGAATACAACGATTAGTTACCTTGTAGGAACATCTACAAATTTCTCTACTGATTTTAGAGTTGGCGATTATATTCAAGTTCTAGAAACTGGAGGTGGAAGTGCAATAGATGTGAGAAGAGTAGAAAACATTGTAAATTCTACTTACATGATTTTAAATGCCAATTTGACTTTTACAGATGCAAACGCGAATGTTGCTTTATTCTTGCCTGCTTACTATCCTATTGATTTAGAGAGAACAGGAAGAACTATTACTACTTCCGCTAATTCATCAGTAGTAGTTATTGATATTGCTAACTCCAGCTTAGCTGGAACTGCAAACGTAGTAGCAATGTATAATATTAAAATACCTTCAGCTACACAAATAAACAAAGACTTAAATAGAGATCTTTATGTTAAGATCTACACTGGAAACAATGATACAGTATCAGCTAGTGGGAATAATACTTCAGGTCCTTGGAGTTTAGGAATTCCTGATGTGTTTAGATTGAAGGCTGTGTATTATGGAAACACTGCAGCTAATACTGATGTTACAAAATACTTCTATGTTAACTCATATGATGATGGAGACAAAGTAAAGAATGCTGAGCTTCGTTTGATGAAAGGTGCTAACCTAGCAATTTCAAACACACAATGGCTGTTAGCTCAGTTTGACGCTTTTGATGTCAACTCATCAGAAGGATTCATTACAATTAATTCATACAATGATTTAATAAATGATTCAACTGGTTATAGTAACAATACTTACATTAATACACTAGAGGTTCCTGAGCTATTAACTTCTGATGGAAGATATTATGATGTAAGAGATTGTTTTGATTTCAGACCTTTCACAACAAATACAGCATCATATGCTACAAGTGTTGGATCTGCGACAGTTAATCCTTCTGCAACAGTGACAATCAACACCGATGAAAAATATTTTCCTGTTCCAGATTCAGAAATAACTTTTGATATTGATTTTTATGTTCCAAGAATAGATTCTATTTCTATAAACAGGAATAATGATTTGTTAGTTTCTGTTGGTACTCCAGATGTAACTAATCTTAAAGCACCAAACAAGCCGGCTGATTCATTATTAATTTCTAACCTATTCATTCCACCATATCCTTCATTACCTTATAGTTTCTCTAATACCACTTTTAGTATAAACAATAAAAGGGTAGGAAATGACTCTTCTATAGTAAATGTAAGAGAAGACAAATTTAAAGTAAAAACTATTTCAAGTACTGCTGAAAGAAGATCATCTCCAAAAGCTTACACCATGTCAAGTATTGGTAAACTTGAACAAAGAATAGTTGCTATAGAAAAAGAGATACTGCTTTCTAAATTAGAAAGATCTATTTTAGATAAAACAATCCCAAGTTCTAATGATCCTGCTAAAGATAGATTTAAAAATGGATTTTTAGTTGATAGTTTCAATGATTATAGTGTAGTCGATCTTAAAAATGTAGAAAATTCATGTTTCATTGATGCTGAAAAAGGAGAACTTCAACCACTCAAGTTTAACTATAATCTAGAAAGTATTTTTGATAGATCTCATTCTAATACAAGTGTTGCTATTACTGAAGATAATCAGTTAATGCTTCCATATACTGAAGTTTCATTAATAAAACAACTTAATGCTTCTAAACCAAAAACAGTCACATATCAACCTGTTGTAAGCGTTCCTGTTGTTACTGTTACAACAGAACCTTCAGGCGGTCAGGGTTATGGAAGACCTCAAATAAATGGACCAAGAGTAATTTATGAAAATGATCAGTGGTCTGTTAGTGTTACAAATGCTCAACCAGGTGAGTCTATAACAGTAGTGGGTTCAGGATTAGCTGCAGCTGTTAATAGAGTATTTAATGCTGATGCAGCTGGTTCTTGGTTTCATACAGATACTTGGGTATATGGAATTGGAACATTTGAATATACATTAACGTTTGGAATAACTGGTGCTGTATTGCAGTACTCGGTTCTTGTAAAAAGTAAAGAAGATCTTCCAACAGCTAATACTGACGTGACTGGTGGAGGTGCTAATAATTCATCTTCTTCTAATGATGGGGATGGTTCTGGATCAACAATTATTATCGACACTTCTTTGACAACTGGTAATACTGTTATTGTTAGTAATACTGCTAGTAACACTGCTAGTAATACAACTATTATAGATTTTGTTGAATTAGGATCGGCCAGTTTGTTGGCTACAACTGTAACTGGACCAATAGGAGTATTTTCTCTTATTGGAGCTCTTGGATCAGTGACAGTATCATCGATAACCGTTGGAGGATTCGGACCTGGTGGAAC